TTATTGTTCATCTTCTGCCATTCCATTCATTAAATTTTTAGCACGTGATGCTATTTCAACGTGACGACCATGTACCATTGGTCTTTGTAGAGGATTACCTAAGTAACCACAAGTTCTCTTTACACAATCACATGTCTTAGGATCATGATTACCACACTTAGGACATTCAAAGCCACGTGCTGTTGGTTTAAATTCACCCTGGAATCCACACTTATAACATTTATCAATTGGAGTATTAGTTCCTAAATAACCTATCTTATCATAAGCCCAGTCCCACACAGCCTCAAGTGCCTTAGGGTTTTGTCTCAAATTAGGATATTCGCAGTAATGAATGAATCCACCAGAAGCATACTTAGGATAATCCATTTCAAAAGTCAATTTTTCAAATGGAGATGGATGCTTTCTTACATCATAGTGGAAGCTATTTGTATAGTATTCCTTATCTGTAATGTCTTTTACCTTACCAAATCTTTCTGTATCTAATTTGCAGAAACGATCTGTCAATGATTCACTTGGAGTTGAATAAACACTAAAGTGATAATTATATTCCTTAGACCAAGCTTTGCATCTTAAGTTTAGCTCTTTAACAATTTGTAAAGTAAAGTCATGAGCTTCTTGATTATTTTCCCAATCAGGACCATAGAAACTTGTTCCTACTTCATACAAACCAATGTACCCTAGAGAAACTGTTGCTCTACCATTTTTGAAAAGTTCATCTACATTTCCATCTGGTTTTAATCTCTTGCCGAAAGCACCAAATTGATACAAGATAGGTGCATTTTCAGGACTAGCATCCAATACTCGCTTAACCTTGAAAACTAATGCAGATTTAGCAACTTGCATTTCTTCATCAAATATTTGCCAAAATAGATCTTTATCACCATTAGCTTTTAAAGCTATTCTTGGTAAATTAACTGTTACTACCCCTAAATTCATCCGTCCAGAGTTAACTTCTTGACCATTTTCATCCTTCCAACCTTGCAAGAATGAGCGACAACCCATTGGTGCTTTGAAACTACCTGTTATCTCTTTAATCTTGTCGTACATTAAAACGTCAGGATACATTCTCTTAGTAGCACATTCAACTGCCAATTCTTTGATGTCGTAGTTAGGATCTTCAGGTTTCAAATTTACACCTTTTTTAATCGTGAAAACCAATTTTGGAAAAATAGCAGTTCTCTTTTCTTTACCCAATCCAGCAATTCTAATTTTCAAAATTGATTTTTGAATTTCTCTTTCAATCCATGAAGTTCCCAAACCGAAGCCTAAAGTAGTAAATGGTGTTTGACCTTGTGATGAAAATAGTGTATTAATCTCATACTCTAATGCTTGCATCGCATCATAAATATCTTTTTTAGTTCTTTTAACTGCAAAAGCCTTGATTTTATCCTCATCAGTGATAAATTCTTCACTTTCCTTCAAGTGCTTGTGATAATTCTTCATCGCAAATGGTGCTAAAACTTCATCAATTCTATCAGCAGAACAACCACCATATTGAGAAGAAGCAACGTTGGCGATGATTTGTGCCATTTGTGCTGTTGCAGTTTGGATAGAATGAGGGCTTTCCACTTCTGCATTACCAATCTTAAATCCATGGGTCAACATTTCTTTAAAGTCAATTAAGCAACAATTAGTCATGGGACTCCATGGTGTGTAGTCCAAGTCATGATAATGAATATCACCACGTAAATGAGCCTTAGCAACATGTTCAGGCATCATCTTCAAACCTAGTGTCTTTCCAACAGTTCCGGCTGTTAAATCACGTTGCGTATTAAAAACTTTACTATCCTTATTAGCATTTTCGTGAACTAAACTTGGATCCTTTCCTTGAAGTCTAGCTAGTCTTTCTGTTGGATTTGTTTGTTCTTCCCATTTTTCTTCATCTTGTTTACGATATTCTATGTAAGCTTGAGCTTTATCATCTAAACCTAGCTCTTTTAACGTATCTACAAAAGCAGTTGCTACTTCCTGTGCACTTACTTCGTCTTTTCCTACTAATTTATTTAGTATTCTACTAATTACATTTTCTTGGATCTTACCCGATAAATCCATTGCATTTAGTACTAATTTTAATTTATATAAAGCAAAGGAAAATTTTGCTCCATCTCTTTTAACGAAGTAACTTGGTACTTCTTTTATTATTTTTATATTATTTTTATCTGTTTTTAAATCCAACATAGCACATTTTCCTTTCCATTATTTTATACTATATATATTACACGTTAACTCTACCTAATACAATATATAGTGATAAAAAATAAAATATAACACTATATATAGTATACAATCTATTGAATAATATTTTTTTCAAACTTGCGTTATAATAGGACATATAGTAATTATTGGTGGTGAGAAAATGGAATTAACTGAAATCAAAGAAAAAACTTTACAAGCACTTAATGAGTTGCTTGAACAAGCTAATTTAAAAAAAGATGATATTTTTGTACTAGGTATGAGTACTAGTGAAATACAAGGACAACATATTGGTAAACATTCAAATATTGATATCGGTCGCACAGTCGTAAATACAATCAATGATCGCCTTAAAGAATTAGGTGTACATCTTGCAGTTCAAGGTTGCGAACATTTGAACCGTGCTTTAGTTGTTGAAGAAAGTGTTGCTGAAAAGAATAATTTGGAAATTGTCACAGTTTATCCGTCTCTACATGCTGGTGGAGCTGGTCAAATCGCAGCATTTGAAGCTTTTGATAACCCAGTAGAAGTTGAACATATCACTGCAAAAGCTGGTATGGATATTGGGGATACTTCTATTGGTATGCATGTAAAATTTGTACAAATTCCCGTTAGAACAAGTGTTACTGAAATTGGCAAAGCCCATGTTACGTTCTTGCGTTCACGTCCTAAATTGATCGGTGGTCAACGCGCTAAATATACTTGGGATCCATTTAATTAATATAACAGCGTCAAACTAGATTTTTATCAAGTTTGGCGCTGCGTTATTTTATCGCTCATTACGGTACGGAACACGCCATGGTAACAAAACAGTGACCTCTAACAATTTAGTGAAAAGTTAGACTGGCAAATTTACTGTGTTCCCAGAATCCCTAATTTAACCGTTAAGAAACGATAGTTTTAGGTTAAGTTAGGATAAAGACATAATTCTATTAAGAGTTATCACGTAATTTAACATGAATTTCTTGTATAATTTTTTCTAAACTTAAATAAAAGATCTACCGGATAATTACCTGATAGATCTTTCATTAAATTTATGCTGAATATTTGACAAAAATTCTCCCCCACATAATATGGGGAACACCTACCTTTAACTAAAGCATAATCCAATTCTTTTACAAAATCAGAACGTTTTCTAAATTTATGAAGAATATAATGTTCAGAACATCCAGGATGATATTTATTCCAAAAAGCTTCTCTTGTAAGATTCTCTACTTATTTCTATTCTTCTTTATTTTCCAAACGAATTATAATATTATTTTCCATAGAATACGATTTCACCTCTAAAAATTTTATTAATTAACACTACACATAATAACATTTAACTGTTTAGTTTTTTATACTTTCTAGTAGTTCATAAAAAGACGGCACTAAATTTTGTTAATATTGAGCTTAGTGCCATCTATTATAACTATTTTAAGAAAAAATTTTGTTACTTAATATATCACATCAATTTTTTAACGTTTTCGAATAATCTCCCATACTCCAAGAATAGACGTCAAAAGTAATCCAATAATCGAGTAAATGGTCTCTACTTTATTTCCAGTTTGTGGAAGTTTATTTTGAAAGACCTTAGACTTAGTATCCATATTTTTTAATTCAGGTGTAGCTGTCTTCCCTTTTGCGTTTGTGATGTTTTTTGGAGTTGGACTAGTTGTAGAAGTTTCTGGAGTTGGATCATCTGTCACTTCTTCTGATTCTTCTACTATTGCTGGTTCATCTGCTCGATAGTAGATGTCTACCACTGCGTCCAAACTTTCTGAAGTTACTTCTACTTCATCTACGGTGCCTGGAATTGCTGTGTAGCCTTCTTGTTCTGGGGCTATAAAGCTTTCCCAACGACCTACGGTCCATGGTCCATATTTCTTCTCGTCGCTGCCTGCTACACTCGTGTACTTTCTTTCCAAGGTTACTGGCTGTCTTGTTGTTTGAACTTCACCATTTGGCAAGTGTACATTGATTGTTCGCGTAATTGTCTTTTCTTCTTTTCCTTCTACTATTGCTGGTTCATCTGCTCGATAGTAGATGTCTACCACTGCGTCCAAACTTTCTGAAGTTACTTCTACTCCATCTACTGTGCCTGGAATTGCTGTATAGCCTTCTTGTTCTGGGGCTGTAAAGCTTTCCCAACGACCTGCGGTCCATGGCCCATATTTCTTCTCATCGCTGCCTGCTACACTCGTATACTTCCTTTCCAAAGTTACTGGTTGTTTTGTTGTTTGAACTTCACCATTTGGCAAGTGTACATTGATTGTTCGCGTGATTGTCTTTTCTTCTTTTCCTTCTATAGGTTTTGGATCATCATCTAATATATATCGATACTTCTCTTTAATTAATAATCCATCGTAGTATTCATTTAATTGTATGTCTCCCTTTGCGAACTTCTTTTCATATTCTTCGTATTTTGATTTATATGAATCGTAAAGTTCATCATATTTTTCTTCTTCAAGAAGATCTATAACTTCTGGACTACTAATTCTTTGAACTGGAGGCTTAACATATGAAGTGTCTATAATTCCATCTTCCATAAATGAATTAACAGTTTGTGAAATTCCTGGAATAACTGGTGATTTTGCCCCTGGGATTGGTGGAACATCAATTGCTTTAAAGTTTATCAGTGGTAAATCATCATTCTCTGACTCTATTTCATAATAAAGAGTATCCATACTTTCATAAGGAAGTATTTCTTCATCACCATTAGGCTTAACAATCGTTACTTCTCGAACAATAACAAAGTAAGTTACAACATTATCTCCATTCTCATTTTTTCTTGAATCACTTTCTTTAGGTTGATAACTGAAAACAGTTGGCTGAGATTGAACTTTTTCTACTTCTGAAGTAGGAGTATTATTATCTAATTCTACTGAAGCATCACTCATTGTGGGGATTTCCTGAACTTTTTCTGGAACTGTTTCTGAAGAAACAACATTATTTTGTTGATCTATTTCAGATACATTCAAGGTAGTTTTATCGATTGTTGTGTCAGTTCCTTTAGTTTCTTTTGTTATTACCTCTGAAGAAGTATTTATTGATTTTTTCCTCGGTTATATTATTATTTAGAACTTCTTTCTCGACTTTTGAAACGCTTTCATTTTTTGGAATAAAATTATCAGCTGATACAGTAGTTCCACTAATAAATAATATTGTTCCCCCCAATAAAACAGAAACAACACCAACAGTCAATTTACGAATAGCCCATCTCTGTTTGTAATTTGTAGCTAATATCCTGTTTTTCTTTGATAACATAGTAATCACCTCTTTTATTATGGCTTGCTTTTTATCACTTACTTAATCCTTATATGGTTACCCTTTCTATCTTAATTATACTTGAATTTTTCATATTTAATCAACTACTAAAAATTATTTTCTATTAATTATTATAATTATTTTCTAAATTTCTTTTTAACCTATATATCATGATAAATTTTTTATAATTAAAAATAATTAACATATCTATACTATTTTTCTTCTATTAAATATAGATAAAGTCCATATAATTGTGTAAAAGATAAAAGGCCATGTAACAGCCCTTTTACGGTACAATGTTTTTAACCACAAAAACATACCCAGGAGGACGTTACATGACCCAAGTACATTTTACACTGAACAACGAAGAGGTTCAAAGTATTATTGAACATTCGGTAAAAGATGATGTTTCTAAAAATATTTTAACCACTGTTTTCAACCAATTGATGGAAAATCAACGAACAGAATATATTCAAGCCGATGACTATGAACGTTCAGAAAGTCGTCAGAGTCAAAGAAATGGCTATTATGAGCGAGACTTTACGACTCGTGTGGGTACACTCGAATTAAAAGTGCCTAGAACACGTGATGGTGAATTTTCACCGACGGTGTTTGAGCGTTATCAGCGAAATGAAAAGGCACTGCTCGCTTCAATGCTTGAGATGTATGTTTCGGGCGTTTCGACACGTAAAGTTTCAAAGATTGTTGAAGAGCTATGTGGAAAATCTGTATCGAAATCTTTTGTTTCTAGCCTGACTGAGCAGTTAGACCCGATGGTCAACGAATGGCAGAACCGTTCACTCTCAGGTACGAATTATCCTTATCTGATGACTGATGTTCTCTACATAAAAGTCCGTGAGGACCATCGAGTGCTTTCTAAAAGCTGCCATATTGCGATCGGGATAACAGAAGGTGGCGACCGTGAAATCATTGGCTTCATGATTCAAAATGAAGAAAGTGATGACACATGGTCCATCTTCTTTGAATACTTAAAAGAACGCGGCCTAAAGGGGACAGAACTCATCATTTCTGATGCCCATAAAGGCCTAGTGTCTGCGATTCGTAAGTCATTTACCAACGCAAGTTGGCAGAGATGCCAGGTCCATTTTTTAAGAAACATCTTCAGTTCCATTCCAAAAAAGAATTCAAAACCGTTTAGAGAAGCAGTAAAAGCGATCTTTAAGTTTACGGATATTGAACTCGCTCGAACAGCTAAGAATGCCTTAGTCGGTGAATATATCGACCAGCCTAAATATACAAAAGCCTGCGAAATATTGGATAATGGCTTCGAAGATGCCTTTCAATACACGGTTATCGGAAATAGTCATAATCGGCTAAAAAGCACCAACCTTCTTGAACGACTGAACCAGGAAGTCCGCAGAAGAGAAAAGATTATTCGGATTTTTCCCAACCGAACGTCTGCCAATCGATTAATTGGAGCTGTCCTTATGGACCTTCATGACGAATGGCTCAGTTCTACAAGAAAATATATTAAGTTTGATCAATGAGAGACCGGTAAAACATTGTATAGTATTTTACACAGGATTATGGACTTGACTCAATTATCAAAGAAAAACACACTTTCTAAATTTAATTTACTTTCAAAGATGAATACCACAAATAATCTTTTTCTAGTTAACTTTATTTAATTCATCTGTTGCCTGATCTTCAATAGTAAAGTTATTATCATTCAACTCTTCTAGGCGACTCTTAATTTGTTCAAGTATACATAGCAATTTCTTTTTATTTTTGGCTAGTGTTGTTTCATTGAAATAACAACCTTTGCCATGTGAATTAAATTCATAGCACTCATCATAAAGATCTATACACTGTCTATTCCACACTTCTAAATCCGAATCACTGTCAACTATTTCAATTCCTATCATTAATTTTCCCGTAAACGGATCAGAATCCCAAATAGGGCCGTGTCCAAATTCGAACATCAATTTAATCTTTCGCATATTAGTTTACCCCAAATATAGGCTAATTTATAAATAATCTCACTAAAATGATTAGTCTAAATATTCCAGTTTAGATTCTATCAATTAATCCTCATCAAAATAAAATTTTTTTAATCGATAAGTTGTTACTGGCTTTACATAGTAATTATACTTTGCCACTAAATCACAGATTTGATCTCCATTAATGAGTGTAATTACCCTAGTTCCCTCTCTAGCTGTTTTCATAGCTTCACGAGTAAAATCTGATGTTGCAATAAAAATACCATACTCGGCATTATATTTGTCCATTGCCCCACGGAATTTATCAATTTCCGGCGCAGAAACTTTCCCATCCCACCGCTTAGCTTGTAATGCAACACGAGTGGTACGAAAATCATCAGATGTAATGTAGCCAAATCCATCTAATCCACCATCCCCTACATATCGAACACCTATATTATCGTCTAAGTCAACTCCCATATGAATGAGTAGACCTCGACTAAACAACTCAAATTTTTTAGGCGACATTTTTGCTAAAGCATCTAATAATTCTGTACGCCAAGTCTCATCAGTATCTTCATTGGAATTACTATTATCTATCTCATCATTTAATGATCCATCTACAATAGATCGAACATCATGAATTGGATCAAACTTTTCAAAATCAACCGTTCTCCCCTTCTCTGACAATTCAAGATCATGATTGTTCTCAGTAAAGATATACCCTGTCGTAATTAAATGTTTAACAGCAAAATTAAATCTATAAATGAATGGTTGATATTCTTTTCCTGTCTTTTTTGACTGTTTGATTTTATCAACTTGCTCTTCTGAAATCACATCTGAGTGATCACGAATCTCTCGCCTAACTTCTTTGCGTGTCACTCGTCCCCCAAGCTCTTTCATTGCCTTTAAAACTTCAATCATAATTAAATTTTCAAATTCTATCATTTTATTCTTAGGCACTATCTCTCCCCCCATTTTATGCTAATTATATTTGCTTATCCTACACATGCTCCAACACAGTAACACTCTCAACATGTGGCGTCCGACTCATACCAATCACACATTGCCTCAAACGCTGAGACAGTGCAGCTTGTCGCTGCTTTCTAAAGATTAATTTCTACAGCAATTTGACTAAGATGAGTGCTTGCTTATCATACTCAGTCTCACTATTTTAGCATTTTATTAACTAACGGGAACTCAATGAACGCTACTATGTTATAGCGTACTTAGTGCCTGTCGAGTGCGCTATAACAATATGCTACAATTTAGTTATTGAATACTACAAGGGGTGAAATAGCAATGAGCATGTTTAAACTAATCAGTAAATGGAACAATGCTTCAGAGAATTTTCGAGCTCAACAATACATTCTTAATTTGGCTAAAGAAGAAGATCTAGTGAAGATTGAAGAAGCCATCAAGCAACGTCGAGAAGAGTTAGCTAAAAAGGAGTCGAGGCAATAGCAGTGGGAAATGTTACTCCACTATCCACATTCCGAGCATACTAAAAGATCGTCCCGTTAACTTTACCAGGCTTCATTGCGGACGGTCTTTTTATTGATTTGAAGTAGATAAACAACCACCTTTAAAGTGATCGCTTTTTTCTGTACACTCATATTTTACCATTAGTTATTACTGGTAGTACATTACACGTTACTACGTCTTACCTATTATTCTTTTGAAAAATATCAGACGGAATTACGCTAATTCGATTTTCCAAATTAAGCCTATTTATGATATTAGCACCATGTGCTGCACTCAATGTTCGCCCATAGTCAGTAAGTAAATTATATAATTTGGTAATTGCTTCCTGACGCTTCATTACTTTTGCAGTTTCATCCTTTCCGGGATAATAGTAGTATTCTATTTTGCAGTCAGAAGAATACAAATTATTCTCATCAAATATGGTCTCAAAATACGAATAGTCGGCTCTACCTAGGGAATGACCATATATTGAAATTAAATCCTTATCCGCATACCCTCTTGAATATCTAATCTCATTTATTCCCTCATCAATAACTCTATACGGCTTAGTAAATGAAATCCTATAATCATTTTGATTTATTTGAGATGCAATACCATTATTGTCAATTCCAAAAATTGGAGAAGGATAATACGGCGTTACGCTGTGATGCGCAATTCCATGGATGTTAGACCAAGATTTCAATCGGTTATCATCTATTGTTTTATCTATAGTTTTTATAAATCCATCATCCAACGAATAGTTAAAGCTTAGAACATCTATCTGGTCATTCTCAGTAATTTTTTTATTCTCCGAATACTGAGAAATACTTTCATATAGACTGATTGCTGATTTGATATACTCGCTATTACAATCATCAATACTGAACTGATTAGCAATATATCTGCTGAATATGGTTTCAAATTTCTTTAATTCACTAAACAGTTCCGCGGAAATTTCAGAATGTTTATTGTAACCTACATAAGAGATGTTGTAAACCAGCTTTGCAAAAGCTTCTTTCCCATGCTGTGAACTCCCAATAAGATCTACTTCGTCTTTATATGATATGTTCGATTCATGTTTACAGCCCAATGCAATCGATATGACTTCATAAATTATTGATTCCACATCTTGCCATTCGTATAAGCCAACATCCTTACCTACCCATGATTCAGCAAATAAGAAGAATATATCCCATCTATTTAAATCAACTTTTTCCGACCACTTACTTGAGTTCACCTTAAAGTAGTCACAATCTCTATTTTCGTCTGGTGAAAAATTAATGCTATTCTTTGTCCGTTCAATGCTCTGAATAATATAGTTTCTTTTGTTCTCTAGGTGAGGCGCCATCTCTTTAAAATTTTTGCATTGAGTGCCTAAAAGCTCATTAAAACGCATTAAAAAGAAGTCAGAATAAGAGCTTTTCAATCCGCAGGCAATATCAAATCCGTTTCCTAGAACAATTAATTGTTTCAACTAAGGACTCGCTCCTCCCAAATCGTGTTTATTATCTTTAAAGTACCTCATAGAATCTCTAAACAGATGGTTCTAAAATGACTTTAGGCCCGGGACACCATCAAAGCTATTTTAGCTATTTTTCGTTGATAGTTACTTGTCCGTTCATTAAAAGGGGTAGCAAAAATTGTTTCAATGATTCCAATTTCTCGTTTTCTTCAAGTAAATAATGTTGCTTTTTAAAAATATCACTGGCAAGTTTTGAAAATTCTTTTACAACATTACTGTCAGGAAAACAAAATTGGTATTCACGTAATAAATTTTTCTGTAAGTGTCGCAAGCCTGTACCTTGGAAGAATACCTTATCCATGCTTGGCTTAATCTTGTTAAGCACAAATGGTAAAATATACTTCGTCTCATTTTCAGCAGTAATACACCAGGTATCAGTCGAATATGATGCTTCTCCATAGTAGTATTTCATATCAGCATTACCTCCAGTATTTAAGTAACAATTTAAACCTGAAACTATTGATTCGTTAGTTGATAAAATATCCGCACCACTTGTGAAAAATGGAATTTCCCCATCATTTTTTACATCGCTAACCTTAATCTTAGATTTAGGATTTTCGACGATGATATCTTTTAGCCTTGTACTAGTCCACCCCTCAGGAATCTCTTGTTGCAATTCTTCGTTCCAGATCATCCTGCCGCCTGATGACCTGTAAGGCTTCCCTTCTTCATTAGGAAATTCAAACTGTAAGAACCAGTAGTCATATATAGTTTTAGCCATAGCTTCTAACTGCTGGGCAATAGCGTTGTTGTTGGAAATCTTAGAGTCGATTGATTGTAAATACCCCCCTACTTTATCCATATTTTCATTTACCATTGGAATAAGTAATTTCTTCATATCCGGTATATTTAAATTACTTACTATAGATCCCGTTAAATCAATCCTATGAATCTGTACCTGAACAATATTTGAAAGTAATGCATATAGCAAATATTGCGGATCACATTTTGAACGGTCAACTTTTAACAAAACCAATCGCTGACCTAAACAACATTTGAATCCTTTGGGAACAATGCCTACAACTCCCATAGGTGCTTCTCGAGATATAATAATATCTCCCTCTTCAGGTTTGGCGCGTTTTATTCTATCTAGATAAGTTGATTCATCAACATAGGATAGGTTACTAGTATCTATATGCCCATCAACTAAATTATAATTCCTAACTACAGGTATTCCCTCATCTAACCACTTAGGAGTAGAGTGAGGACAATCTATAATTTCAGAACACAAACTTTCTAAAGTTAAAAATTCCATTTTCTATCCCCGTTCTTCAAAATTTAAATTCATTAAATTTGATTTGATATCATCTTCTAATTCTTTACCTTTATTGAACAATTCATCTAATTTATCTTGATAAAACACCATTTTTTCAGTGAACTCTTCTGGTGTCATTTTCATATATTCGATCTTCACAGGAAAGTACTGACCAGCTGACAGGCTGTAGTTCCGTGCCTTAACATCTACAAGTTTAACTGCTATTGAAAAATCTTCGATTGCTTCTTTGTTGACAAACGAATCGATAATTTGTTGTTCTTCAGAATTTGATAAAACTGTCTTTTGCGTTCCGTTGTCTTCCTTGACCTTAGATCCCAATTTAGACGCATCAACCAAAAAGACTTCTTCTTGATCTTCTGCCCGCCCCTTATCAATAAAGACAACACTAACATTAGTCCCAGTTGTTGCGAAGATGTTTGATGGCATTGAAACCACTCCGGCAAGCCAGTTTTTTTCAACTAACTTTTCGCGAATCTTCTTATCAATCCCCTTTTGGGCCGTCAGGAACCCAGTTGGTACCACTACGGCTGCTTTCCCGTTCTCCTTTAGAGAGTAAATAATGTGTTGGATAAATAGTTCGTAGATTGCCATCGCAGCCTTTTTCTTCTTTGGCGTCTTTGGCACTCCAGCAAAGAAGCGGTCATTGTATTCTGGTAATGCTTCAACATCATCTCGCCATTCCGAAAAGTCCAATTTAAATGGTGGGTTCGATACAATGAAGTCCATCTTTTCTGGGTGTTTGTTGTTAAGAATGGTATTCCCTTGCACAATATTTTTGATAGAGTGGCTCAACCCGTTTAGGATCAGGTTCAATCGCAAGAGGTTTGATGACTTCTGCGAAATATCCTGGCTATAAACAGTGGCCCTATCTGTTCCTATTTGACTTGCCAAGGTCATCAGCAAACTCCCTGATCCCGCTGCTGGATCATAGATTCGAACATTCTCTGGGTGATCATTACCAACCAGAATCTGGGCAATAATTTTTGCTACTGCATGTGGAGTATAGTACTCCGCATACTTTCCACCACCATCCTTGTTGTAGTCTTTGATCATGTATTCGAAGATGGTTGAGAAGAAGTCAAAACCTGCAGCAAATATATGCTCATCAAATTTAGTTTCTGCCAGCTTATTGATAATGGCCCGAGCAACTACATCTCGTTGAGCGCCATCTAAGATATTATCCCGAAGTAAATTACTATCAAATAGCCGAACCTGTGTATTGCCCGCAGTCTCTACTGAGTAGATATCGTTGTTATCAACCGCAATATCATTCAGAGTTGCATCAAATAAAGTATAGAAGCCATCCTCATTTTGATGATTAAACAAACTTTCTATCAGATCTTCTCGCTTAATCTTGGCAGACTTGTTACCAAGGTCCATCTGTAGGAACTCATAGTCATCATCCCTCATCTTCATAATCGTGTCATAGTCATTTTGGGCGTCAAATGCCTTAGCCTCGTACAAGAACTTATCATTGATAAACTTGTACAAAAATGACTGGGTTAATAGCTTGTATTCTCCAGCTTCTCCCCCTAAACCAGCGGTGGTAAAAACACCTTTTAGATCGTCAACTAACTGCTTTACTAAACTACTGTATTGTGTGTTATCCACTTTTTTTACACTCCTAGCATTTCTAATTCTTTTTCGTATTCATCAGTTAATAACTGTGAAACAATTTTAACTTGCATTGGTGCAATCTTAACCTGTTCTTGGCGACTACTATTACGAATCGTGGAAATTGATTCATTAGTAAAGTAGCCTTGGTTTTCAACCATACTTTGATTCATAGCTACCTTATCATCAATATCTTTCTTAGCTCGTAGCATTACCCTGTAAAGTCCAGGCTCTTCTCTAACGGAAGTTGGCATTTGCTTCTTTTGGCTATAAATAACGTGTTTATATACCCGCGCATACTTGCGATCGCCGTCAAACGCTGTCGCAATTTTTCGGTTTCGAGCATTCAAGTTATTAATCTGAATAATGACTTTATCTAAGGCTGTTGTGTTGAGCTGCGTTTCTTTAGCCGACAATTCTCCAATATGTTGCTTTTGCAAAATTCGAGTAAATTCATCATACAAGCTAATCCATTCTGGATCAGTTTGATCCCAGTTACGCCCTAATCCAGCAGCTGCCTTGCGTTGACGCTCCATAAAGTCATTAGCTGCTAATTCTAGCTCGGCTTCACCAACCTTCTTGAAGCTAAAGTCCATCTTGTTCATTGCCAACTTTAGCAATTTTTCACTGCTATCATCCTTGGCATTAACCAGTAGATTTAAGGTTGCAATCCGATTAGTCACCACCGTCAGTAGTTTTGCTACATCCAGATCCTTGATTTGATCAGTTAATTCAGTATAGCCTATTAATCGGCTGATATTGTAGTATTGTTTCAGTTCTTTCAAGGTTTTAGCTAATTCTAACAGATCTTTCTTTTCTGGTGTCTCGTTAACTTCCTGACTAAATTGCTCCAAGTTATCTGTAGTGTATTCCGCCAAAATAATCTTTGCATTTTTCAGACTAGCTTCAATTTCTGTTGATGGAACAAACAGGGAACCATAAATGTTTTGTAATTCTTCATCCGTTGTATCTTTGTTATATTCCTGATTCAATTCTTCAAAATAAGCGTGGTTGGTCTTATCAAATTCATGAGAAATATTAGCAAAGTCAACAATATATCCCATTCTGAAATCCTTATATGGACGGTTAACACGCGTCAAAGTCTGCAACAGATTATGAGCTTTAATCATTCGTCCCAAGTACAACTTCTTTAATCGTGGAGCATCAAAGCCAGTTAAAAGCATGTTATACACAATTAAGAGATCTGTTTTCCCACTCTTAAAATCATCAACCTCTTTAGCCCGGGTTTCCTTATCATCTTCATCTGAAAGAATCAAAGATGCAGTAAGGTTTGTTTCTCCCTGTTCACGCTTGTTCATAAATTGTTTATATATTTCACGAGCCTGAGTGCTAGACTGACTGACAATCATTCCTCCTATTGTTTGATCATCATAAATATCACGAGACTTAGTGAAATCATTTAGAATATACTCCAACATTGGTCCCACAAAATGGGGATGTGAGTACAAAGTTGTTTTATCCAGACTTCCCTTCTCTACTTCTCCAGAAATGCTACTTAATACATCAGACAATTTTTTCTTATAGCTAGTTGCAATCTCTTCTCGGAGCAAACGCAAGGTATATCCATCTTCAATTGATTGGTTGTAGTAATACTTGTGGATGTAGTCTCCAAATATTTCACGGGTTGTTGCCCGACTCTTCTTACCATTTTTACCGTCTACACTAATTAGTGGCGTCCCTGTCAAAGCAATCTTGATAGAGTTTTTATCGGCATTATAGAGGTTTGGCAAATATGATCCCTTTTCGTTATAAGAACGGTGAGCTTCGTCAATGAAATAGACATTTTGTGTATTTAATGCGTAACCTGACTTGTTGGTTAAGTCCGTATCTTCATTAACCTTTTGAATATTAACAACTGCAATGTCTTCGGCTAATGCTTCGTTCAACTGCCTTTTACTTGAAATCAATTTGACAGTTAAGCCACGCTTCCGGAATTCTTTACTTGCCTGCGTTGCCAAATCTAACCGGTCAACCACAAAATAGAAGCGAGGAATAAGATTATTTTGCTGGAACTTGTACTTCAAGTACCTAACGTTAAAGTAGGCTAAAGCCGTTTTTCCCGAGCCTTGTGTATGCCAAATGACACCTTTTTTCATTCCTTCATCAATTTTTTCGGATATCTTCCGAGTAGCAAAGTACTGTGGGTAACGCATAATGTGCTTCTGGATAGTAGGCTTACCATCTTTAGTAGTAGCATCAACATATACAATCCCAAAATGTAAGAAAAATGCTAAGCGATCCTTAGTATATATCGAAGTCAAAAATCTATTGAGTGGAGTGTTAGCATCACAATTACTCTTAAATTCTGCTGTATTTTTCAAGACGATTTTATTGGCATCTTTCAAGACATAATCAATATCTTCTTCGGATACTGTTCCAATTTGATCAACCAGTTCGCCATAGCGCTCTTCGTGCATTGAATTGAAAACAGCTTTATTCAAGCTGGTGGTTGCATAGTAGGAGCCTTGCATTTGTTGCCCATCATCATCGGCATAATCCATGTTATCCGAAAAGGCAATCAACTGTGTAATATTATGGAAAGCTCGGTATTTCTTATTTTTAAATCGAGTCCCCATTCGTTCAAATTCTGACTTCATACCGGTCATGCCATTTCGAATTGCATTTGGTTGTTTTACTTCAATATACGTTAATGGTAGGCCGTTAATAAAAATTGTAATATCCGGCCTGAATTCTTCCTCACCATTGATGCAAGGAACTTCTATTGCCATATGGAAACTGTTATTATCAAAGTTTTCCCAATCAATTAATCGGTACTGTGAGTTCCCTTGTCCTTGAAGCCGATTAAAAAAGGATCGTCCCAAGTCATCAAAGTTCAGCTCCAGCTTGATATCTTGATATTCTTTTTCAAAATCTTCTTCATTGGCTTCAGGGTTTAAATTCAAAAATTGTTTTTTAAAGATAGGCACGACAATATTGTTATCCGAATCAAGCCTATCTTTATTTTCTTTATATGATAAATATTTATATCCCAACTTTATTAAGTGCAACACAGCGGGTAGTTGCACACGCGATAATTCATTGAAACTCTTGCTCACTTTACTTCCTCCTCACGCTTTATTATTGTTATTTACTTTCTTTCCACTTCACAAATATCACTGATATCGCAATCAAGCGCGATACAGATTTTTAATAATACTTCGGTCGTAATATTACCATTTCGACCCATCTTAGCAATTGAAGCAGCACTAACGCCACTAGCTTCTTGCAGTTCTTTTTTCTTCATGCCACGGTCAATTAGTAGCTTCCATAGCTTGTTATAGCTGATTGTTGTCTCTTTCTTTTCCACCATTGGCCTGTCCTTCCTAGCTTAGAAAAATTTCTGGAACATTTACCATAACTTCCTTAGTTTCGTTGGCTACATCTATATCATCAACATATTGAACTAGCTTTGAGACCTTCCATCCATCAAACTCTTCTATAATTAATTCATCCTTGTGTTCTTCGATGTATTCTGAAGATTCTCTAGAATAGCCACTCTGTTGTAACCAGATTCGTAAATCACTATCAGTTCCGTATTCTAAAAACTTATACCAGTCATTCTGAGGTGCTGCACCACTTTTAGTTAACTCTTGCGTAACTTTCAAAAAATATTTTCCCAGAACAAACTGAAGTTTTTGTAGCCTATTCATCACGGCATTGATGGTTATTGTGTCCCAAGTAATATTAGGAACTTCATCATTATATTTACTTACTCTATTTAGAAAACCTGTATCGCCAGACTTGGGATTGCGCATTTTGATTGCAAAGTCACAAATTTTTCTCAGACTATAACCACTGATCCAAAGCAACGTTATCTTTGCGTCATCCTCCATTATCTTTTCTTGGATTTCCTTGTCCTCTTTGGGTTTTATAAAGTCAGATTCATAAATATCCCAGTTGAATATTTCTGATAGCTTTAGTAAAAAATCTTTTGTTCCGGATAAATTGAGTTTCTCATCTTTATAGATATCTGGATAACCTCTAACATCCTCTTGACTAATCTTTTCTCTAAGTTTTTCTGATTGATCAGAAGAGAAATTTATGTCATCTTCCAGCATGTCTGAATATCGATTTTGCAAAGTTTGCAAGATCTTTTTCTCTTCATCAGGATTTATGCTCTTAGCTAAATGTTTCCTAACAACACCAGACCTATTATTCTTTAGTTCTTTAATATAAAGTAAGGATAATTTACGAATCAAATTATAATTACGATGTTCCTTGAGATCCTCTAGGCGCACATTTCCCTGCTCCAAACTTCGCTTAATCGCTGCTGCCTGAGTAGGCTTGATAACAGTAACTGATAATTTAGCTTTATTAAGTTTGCCAGCCAGCATAGATAAGTAAGCTTCACGGTTACTATGTGATTTCTCACTTTCTCCAGTAATTAAAAAAACATTTCCTATCATTGAATGGCCTAATCGACCAACCCTACCAATTAGGTTTAAGAAATCCAATCGACTAAGCTTTCCCTTGCCATTATGCAACGTAGTAACAAAGATATTATCTGCAGGTAAGTTAACACCCTCCAATAATGTACTGGTGCAAAAGACTAGTTTTAAAAGCCCTTCTCGACAGGCCTCCTCTATTCTTATTCGAACATTAATCGGCAGTTCCCCAGTATGAAAAGCAATCCCTTTTCTAATTAAATCAACCAATATATAATTCGGGTGAATTTTGCGAGAAATATAGTCGGCTAGCTCATTTAATTCTTTATCATCAAGTTCGGGTAATTGTCGGCCAACAACGACAGCATCAGAAATGGCATTCTTTTTCGAGCCATAGTAGACCAAGTTACACTTGCTGTCTTCTAGCTTATTCAACATACTCAAAACTATTCCCGGTGTCGTCCAAGAACCCTCAAACGAAAATATTGGAATAGCTTTCTTACTTAAATCGTCATACACTAAGGTTTTATTAGCATATCGATCAAAAATAATTTTCACTTGCGTTACCGGAGATTCGGTAATTTGAAGTCCTTTGTCACCCTTCCCCGTTTCAACAAGTTGTTTAAACACCCCAGGATTAGGTACTAGCGGAGCTGCAAAGGTAACTTTTGGCGGATCGTTCCACTCCTTAATTTGATCAAAGATTTCATAATAGAAGATGCTGCGGGAGGTAGTTTCTGTAATCTTTTGTGATTCATCGATAAATAAGTGACTGAATCTAATACCAGGATTTTTATATATTAACGCTGATAAGCGTTCAGGAGTCATCACGAAAATAAAGTTACCTTCATAATCTAGCCAATACTCTTCTGGATGTGAAATCACCCGATAATGATTTTCGCTTAGACTAGTTCCTAAATCATCAATAAACTTACTTTTTACTTCAGTAATTAATGCCCTGCTAGGTACAGTGATTGCAAAATTGCCTATCGAACCGTTCTTTACTTTGAATTCAATATATTTCTCTATCAAAAAGGTTTTTCCCATTGAAGTAGGAGCAGAGAAACTATTAAGTTCATTTTCTAAAGAATTAAAGATAATATCTTGTTTACCAATAAAAGATAGGCTAGCTTGTCCAGGAATTTGGCGCTTTTTCTTTTGATATTCTCTTAGGGCACCATTCCACAAATAATCAATTGTTGGAACAAGGCTGTATCCTTGCCTTTTTCGCGGCAAGAAATTATTAAAACCAGTCAATACTTCGTTGGATATAAGTTTCACACTAGGATCATTAGGATACATCTTTGACAGCATTGCAACTATTCTCAATGCTGTATTTTTTTGTTCATTATTCTCTTGATCACTGATTGATTTTCCTAGTAAATCAGCAAATTTCAGTAAATCGTTCTTTTGCTTACTAGTGAGTTTACATGTACCACTAAATATCCCAAGAGCATATTGCAAGGATAAATCATCCATTAGCTTGATTAGATACTCATTATTTGCTAAATGCTCATATAAGTATTCACCTAACTTTTTACCGTTCTTCTCCATCTTTCTACCCTCCTATCAAGTCATTCATAATTTTGTGACTATCTTCTTCTGCACTTGTAAAAGGTAGCAAATATACATAGAACGATGATTTTTGCCAATGGTGTTGTTGGATAGCACGCCCCAATTGACTAATGGCTTGTTGTAAATCATTATTAACGGTTTGCCGGCATATTTTCTTAGCTTCATCTTGAGTACAGTTATCTAAATCTTGTTCAGTTTTAAATTGGTACCCTATGAAAAGACCATACGATGCCACTTCTTCAAGACCTGATTCATTTGGAATCATTGTTTGAATAATAGCTCGGCTTTCTGCTTCCCCAAGCTGTGCGTTAAGAATGGTCATATCAACTATGTCCGTTGCTAGCATCATTTCGTCAGATTGGTTATTTCTAAATTTCGATAATTTTTTTACTACATTATCGACCGCTTCTTGAAGGCTATTATTTAGCTGCGATGCCCCCAAAATTAATTGAACTCTTTCACCATCGCTCTTTAAATACATCCCTTCGCTATCAATTGTTCTATCAATGGCAGAAATTTCAGCTCGTGTATACAATTTCAGAGCATTCTCTTCATGCTCCAGAAAAATATACGTCAGCAACTCTCCCAGCAAATTACTTGGAATACCGCTTTTAGCATAACGTCGAAGTAACTGTCCTGCTTTTAGCCCTGTGATATCAGTCTTTTCAACTCCACGTGCAATTGCGTAGTTAGTAATGTTGGACATTGCTAATTTTCTTAAATTCTTATATCTAAATGGAAGTAATTCAGGTTTTAAAACAAATGCATGTATTGAATTCTTATTTTTTACTACATCCATCTCACTAACATTTACCTGATGGAAAACACTAGAAAACATTTCGTCTGAGACAGTCTTTACAAAGGGAAGTTTATCCTCGCTTTTTTTAGTGGGGATTTTTTGTTTTCGTTTACGTCTCTTTTTGTTTCTTGCTTCTTCAACTAATTCAGACATCAAATTAACGCAGAAGTATGAAAGTCCTTCTGGTGAAATTTCTTCATTCAATTTAAGTTCTTCAAATAGATAGTTACTGATTGAATATTTTTGGTCATCTGAAGCTGTATCAACAAATTGTTTAAATTTATCTTCATCAATAGTACTAGACTTCAATTTCTGAACAACTGATGGATTTATCCCTTGGTAGTACAGCTTTTTATAGTTTGAATTTTGATAGTTATTCTCATTCCAATTTTTCGTGTAATTTTCAAATATCGCTATTACCGCATCTTCATTAGATATTGATCCATCTATTTCACCAAGAGGTCTCAATGCATCCACTAATACTTGAAATCTATTAATCCCCAATTACGTCACTCCCTAAAAATAACTTTCAGTAACTTTGAGTAACTAAAGTGACTGAGACAAATTAAATATCTTGCTATTATCAAACCATCAGCTAGAGATTAGTGCTTAACAACAATAATTATACCAGAATATGATTGCCTTTCGGATGATTATTTTTGCATTCGCACATATTTTTAGCTGTTCGACATGCATCGTAAAGCTAGCGATGTTCCAGCATGTCACAAAAAAGAATATTTAACTGCAAACAGCCACTGGAAGGCCCGTTGCAGTACCCAAGCGATTCAATCGTTTAGGTCTGTTTAACACGCTCTTCTAGTGGCTTTTTACGTACCTTCAATTCCTTCGCTTGGGTGATCCAAGTTAGGAGGAATTTTTATGTTGGTTTTCAAGAAAACTGACTATGAAGTAGTTGCTGAACAAGATGGCGAATTTACTGTTCGTATTAAAGGAAAGGCTGGTCAAACCATTACTGTTGATGAAGCAGTTGGTGAAGTCATTCTTGACCTCGATAATGACCAATATAACTCCGACCACAGATTTTATCGTCATCAAGACGTGTTCTTTCAAGAAAAATCGGATGATGTTGAAATCGACTCGTTCGACAGTATAGCTGACCGTTCATCAATTGAAGCTACTTCTACTTACGGCCAAGAACCACTTCTTGATCAGTTAATTGAACAAGAAGATGTTGCAGAACATGCGCGATTAGTCGCCTTGCTGCCAGAAGCATTGGCTACCTTAACAGATAAGCAGCACTATGTCATCGAGCACTTTTTCCTTATGGGCGAAAAGCAAAACGTCATCGCTAAACAAATGCAAGTTTCACCGATGATGGTTCATAAGCATTTAGAAGCCGCCAAAAAGAAACTGCGGACATTCTACGAAACCGAAGCAGAAAAATAATTGAAACTTTTCGCTCCAAGGAGGTTTATTTTCCTCCTTATTCTGGCAAATGAATGTGAGGTTATTAAACCCACCAAATTAAACAGAAAGGAAAGGTGACCATTATGGTAGAGCACCAACTTACGATTTCAGTTGCAGGTAAACCTCGCTCCAAGGGTGTAGTTAGTTTTAAGCAATTGACGATCCGGGAACGCATTCTTCGCTACCTATTAGGAAGCAAAAGCCAAATCATGGTGATTGCTTCAGGGCAAAGTGTAAAACAAATTCGCATTAAGGAGGCGAATACTCATGAGCAAGACTAAAAATTTCGTTGAAACACTTCGTGAACTTCGCGAAGCGTGCAGTCAATTAAATGAAGCAATTGCCGATTTGAATGTCACACTGGAAAAAATCAATGCTGAAGAAAATGGACCAGAAGTTGAAATGCCAAAGCGTGACGTCCAAGCCGATAAAGAATTGATTCGCCAAAAACTCGCCGAAAAAGCTGCTGCTGGTAAAACTAAGGAAGTGCGGGAACTTCTTCATCAATTCAAGGCTGAAAAGCTATCGGATGTTGATCCAAAAGACTATGAAGAACTTTATTACAGCATCGAGGCGCTAGATTATGACGAGTTCAACTAAACATGCCCTTTTATCAGCTTCAAGTGCCCACCGCTGGCTCAGTGCACCGCCCCTGCCACGGCTTGAACAATACTTCCCGCAATCTACTTCAACTGCTGCTAAAGAAGGAACAGCTGCCCATGCTTTAGCCGAATACAAAGTTCACCGGGCTTTAGGAGATCTGAAGTTTCTACGGCCTTCTTCTGACTATCAGTGCGACGAAATGGAGCTGCTAACCGACGATTATTCTTCCTATATTATGGAACAATATGTCAAAGCGAAGAAGTTTGCTAAGGATCCTTTGATCAAGGTCGAATTGAAACTGGACTTTTCACAGTATGTCCCAGAAGGATTTGGGACGGGTGACTGCGTCATTGTCAGCGATCACTTACTGCACATTATTGATTTCAAGTACGGCAAGGGCGTAAAGGTAGTTGCTCGTAATAATCCGCAAATGAAGCTCTATGCGCTTGGGGCCTTAGCGATGTTTGGCAATCTCTACAACATTGACGAAGTAGAAACCACCATCTTCCAGCCCCGCATGAGCAACATCAGTACCTGGACTATTCCGGTCAAAGAGCTGATGCACTGGGCTAATACTGAACTAAAGGAAAAAGCCGAGCTTGCTTTCATGGGCAAAGGCAGTGTCAGGTATGGGCCTTGGTGTCAGTTTTCAACTTGCAATGCCGTTTTGCGAGCCCGCTACGATTATCATCACAAGCTCGAACGCTTTCAGCTAGCTTCGCCTCACCTTTTAACCGATGCGGAAGTCGCTGAAGTGCTTGAACACATTGATGATCTCAACCGCTGGGCTCATGAAGTCAAGGTTTATGCGGCTGACTTAGCTATCAACCACGGCAAAACTTGGCCAGGCTTTAAGCTAGTCGAAGGACGCTCCATCCGCCATTACCGAGATGAAGACCTGATTGCAGAAAAATTGCAGGCAGCCGGCTATACCGACATCTACCAAAAGAAATTACTACCCATTACTAAATTAGAAAAACAGCTGGGCAAGCAAAAGTTTGATGAACTTGTGGGTGATCAAGTCTATAAGCCTGCAGGCAAACCTACTCTAGTGGCTGATGATGATCCACGGCCAAACATTGCTAAATCAAAACCAGCTGATGAATTCAAGGAGGAACAATAATATGTCTCAAAATACTAAAGTTGTTACTGGAATCAATACTCGTCTTTCTTACGCTAACATCTGGGAACCAAAATCCATCAATGGTGGCAAGGAGAAGTATTCAGTTAGCCTAATTATTCCTAAGTCTGACACTAAGACTGTAACTGCTATCGAAAAGGCCATTGATGCCGCCATTGAAGAAGGCATCGGTAAATTTGGTGGCAAGAAGCCTAATAAGGTGGCCTTGAAGTTGCCACTTCGTGATGGGGACCTTGAAAAAGATGATGTCAACTACAAGGATGCTTATTTCATCAATGCAAACTCCATCACCGCTCCACAAATTGTCGACAAGCAAGTTCAACCAATTCTTGACCAAGCTGAAGTCTATAGTGGCTGCTACGCACGGGTCTCAATCAGCTTTTACGCTTTCAACACGAATGGTAATCGCGGGGTAGCTTGTGGTCTGGGCAATATTCAAAAGATCCGTGATGGTGAACCTTTAGGCGGCCATAGCAGTGCTAGTGATGACTTCACTGCGATTGGCGAGCAAAGTGAACCCGACTTTTTAGCCTAACAATTTTAAAGAGCAGCCTCTGTGCTGCTCTTTTTTGAAAGGATGATTTTATGCATCAAATCTCGATTGATATTGAAACCTACTCTAGTGTCAACTTAGCCAAAAGTGGCGCATATCCTTACGCCGCCAGCAGTGATTTTGAACTTTTGCTGTTTGGCTACGCGGTTGATTTTGGCCCAGTAAAAGTGATTGATCTAACCCAAGGTGAACAAATTCCAATCGAAATCTACCAAGCCCTCGATGATCCTACGATTATCAAATCCGCCTTCAATGCTCAGTTTGAACGCGTCTGTCTCTCCCGCTTTGTTGGTCATCAATTGAGCCCGCAAGGCTGGCACTGCTCCAGGGTCTGGGCTGCGACTTTAGGTTTGCCCCTTTCGCTTAAAGATGTCGGCACAGTCTTGGGCCTAGACAAACAGAAAATCACGGCCGGCAAGGAATTAGTGAAATACTTCTGCACGCCTTGCATGCCAACTAAAACTAACCAAGGTCGCACCCGGAATTTTCCCTACCATGCTCCAGATAAGTGGCAACTATTCAAGGAATATAACCAGCGTGACGTGGAAGTTGAAATGGCCATCTCACAAAAACTTAGTTCTTATCCAGTCCCCCAATCAGAATGGGAGCTCTACTGGATGGACCAACGAATCAACGACCGCGGGATTTTAATTGATCAAGAGCTAGTCGATAATGCCATCAAGTGTGACCAAACTTTCCGCCAGCAATACTTTGCTAAATCACAAAAGATCACCGGCCTTGATAATCCTAACTCGCCCCTCCAGCTAAAGACTTGGCTAAATGAGCAAGGCGTTCAAGTCGACTCACTTGCCAAAGCTGCTGTTGCCGACTTAGTTAAGACTAGCAGCGGCCAAATTAAAAAGGTGCTTACTCTGCGCCAGCTTCTGGCTAAATCCAGCATCAAGAAATACCAGGCCATGCAAAATGCCATGAGCAACGACCACCGCGTCCATGGCTTACTGCAATTTTATGGAGCTACCCGCACTGGTCGTTGGGCTGGACGGTTGGTTCAAGTGCAAAACTTGCCCCGCAACTCCCTACCAGAATTGCAAGCTGTTCGTGATTTAGTTAAGCAAGGCAATTTTGAAACACTCGGACTACTTTATGAGTCTGTTCCCGATGTGCTGTCCCAACTCATCCGGACGGCTTTTATCCCTAAAGCTGGCTATTCATTTTACGTAGCTGACTTCTCAGCCGTCGAAGCGCGTGTGATTGCCTGGCTGTCTGGCGAAACATGGCGCCAAGAGGCCTTTGCCCAAAATAAAGACATCTACTGCGAATCTGCCAGTCAGATGTTTGGCGTGCCAGTTGTCAAACACGGCATCAATGGTGAACTGCGCCAAAAAGGCAAGATTGCGGAGCTCGCTCTTGGTTATGGTGGATCAGTTGGCGCTCTAAAGGCCATGGGAGCAACCAAGATGGGATTAACCGAAGACGAACTACCATCCTTAGTTACCATGTGGCGAGAGGCTAGTCCCAACATTGTGCAATTTTGGTGGGATGTCGATCAAGCGGCTAAAAACTGCATCCGTACTCACCTTCATACAAATACGCACGGAATGAACTTCAGCTACCAGGGCAACTGCCTTTTTATTCAGCTGCGCTCTGGTCGCAGGCTCTGTTATCCCCAGCCTAAGATTGGCCTTAACCGTTTTGGCAGTGAATCAATTACCTTCATGGGAATTAACACGGTCAAGAAGTGGGGCCGAATTGAAACTTACGGTGCTAAGCTGGTCGAAAATATCGTTCAAGCAACTAGTCGCGATTTACTAGCTTGGGCTATGTTTCGTTTGGAAAAAGCCGGCTACCCATCTGTCATGCATATCCACGATGAAACGGTAATTGAAGCCCCAAAAGGAAAGTCTCTCGATGAAATTATTGCCATCATGACTGAAACGCCAAGCTGGGCTAAAGGATTAATTTTAAATGCGGCTGGCTTTGTTGGTGATTTTTATCAAAAAGATTAACTCAAATAGGTTTATTTTTCGCTCTCTTCTGGCTATTAGATGAGGGCGTTTTTTCTTGCCCCCAAATAGTAATTTTAGAAAGGATCTGAAACAAATGTCAGAAGAAATTCTTCAAGCTCCAGAAGCTATCAAAAAACTGCGCATAGGGCGACCTAACCCAAATTACCGCCCATTAATTTTTGTGGCTGCACCTTTTAGCGAAGTAGTCAAAGGTGATAGAGAGGTTCTAACTCAAGTGCGGGATTATTGCCGTTATATCCACGAAGTTGGCGGGATTCCAATTTGCCCTCAGCTCTACTTCCCCCAGTTTGTTAACCTCCATCACTACCATGATTTTCAAGTGATGAACTTTCTTTGCTTAGTGCTATTAGCTAAGTGCGAAGAAGTCTGGTCTTTTGGCGTGCCGACTCGTGACATGAAGTTCTTCATCAAGAAGGCTTTTGCTAAAGATATCCCCGTTCGCTATTTCAATGAAGATATGGAGGCTTGGTAAAAATGAAGTTCACTCTTTCAGTTGCAACAGTTAGCGGCATTGCCAGCAACACCCATTATCAAAGTGTCCAAGAAATTAATTCTGCTTCAGATTTGCAAACGGCAGTTAAAAATGACCATGTTTGCGGGCTTTTTAAAAATGGACAACGCTCGCTAGCTAATTTTCTTCAAGCTGACTGCTTGGTAATGGATTGTGATAATGACCACACCGAAGACCCAGGTGGCTGGATTAAACCCAGCGATCTATCAAATTACTTTGAAGACGTGGCTTACGCGATTACCTTTTCCCGTAACCACATGAAGGAAAAACATGGCAAAGCGGCTCGGCCAAAGTTTCACGTGTATTTTCCAATCCACCCCATCAAAGATGCCAAAACTTATGCCGAGCTCAAGCATGAGATCCAGCGCTATTTTCCTTATTTTGATGCTAATGCTTTAGATGCGGCTCGGTTTGTTTTTGGCACGCCTGCTACTAAAGTTGATTTGCATGAAGGCAGCTTAACGGTAGATCAGTTCATGATGAGCAAACGTTTCTTTGATCAAGCAGCTAACCAAATACCAGAAGGCAAGCGCAATGCCACCCTTTCTCATTTTGCTGGCCGAGTCATTATGCGGCTAGGTGCAACTGACCAGGCCTACCAAGCCTTTCTTGATGAAGCCGATAAGTGTGATCCACCATTACCTGATCAGGAACTCAACGCAATCTGGCACAGCGCTTTGAAGTTTGGCAAGAAGATGGCCGCCCGGCCTGGCTATGTGCCACCAGCTGAGTACAATCAGCCCGATGATACTCTACAACCCAGTGATTACTCTGATACCGGCGAAACTTACGTCTTTGTTGATAACTGTAAGCAGCGAGTTTGTTACACCAGCCAATCGGGCTTCATGTGGTTTGATGGCAAGATTTGGCAGGAGTCAGAACCCTTAGCGTTAGGTGAAGTTCAACGCTTCACTGACAGGCAATTAAATGATGCTCAAATCCGCATTGAGCAAGCAAAGAAAGTCATCAATCAAAATGGGGTCAGTTTGCTGGTTAAAAACCTCGGGCGAGCTAAAGCCATTAAAGAATTAAACGATACCCAACTTCAAACCTTAAATGACTATGAACAAGCTATCCAATACCAAAAGTTCATCTTAAAAGAACGAAGTGTGCGTGGAATTAGTGGTGTATTAATTAACTCTCGGCCACTACTTAATAAAGAATTGAACGAGTTTGACGCGGATCCATTCTTGTTGAATACACCTGTTGGTCCATTCAATCTCAAAAAAGGAATGCGGGGCAAGCAAGATATTATGGCCAGTGAGTTGATTACTAAATCTACAAGTTGCGCTCCTAGTCCTCAAGGAATGGATATCTGGCAAGAGGCCCTGAATACTTTCTTTTGTAATGACCAGGACTTAATTAATTATGTTCAAGAAATTGTCGGTTTAGTTGCCATTGGTCAAGTTTACCTTGAGGCCCTAATTATTGCTTATGGCGATGGTCGCAATGGTAAATCAACCTTTTGGAACACTATCGCTAGCGTTCTTGGCAGCTATACCGGCCATTTATCATCAGATGCTTTGACTGTTGGTGTCCGACGCAATGTTAAGCCTGAAATGGCAGAAGTAAAGGGCAAGCGACTCATTATCTCGGCTGAACTTGAAGAAGGTAAGCGGCTCAACACTTCCACCATCAAGCAGCTCTGTTCAACGGATGAAATCTATGCCGAAAAGAAATATATGAAACCCTTCTCCTTTACACCTAGCCACACGATTGTCCTCTATACCAACTACCTACCCCATGTTGGCGGTAATGATGACGGTATTTGGCGACGTTTAATCGTGATCCCCTTCAAGGCAAAAATCACTGGTCGCTCAGATATTAAAAACTACACAGCCTACTTAACCGAGCAAGCGGGGCCAGCAGTTTTGCAATGGATTATTGAGGGTGCACAGCGCATCATCCAGCAAAATTACCAGTTAAGCACCCCCAAAGTTGTAAAGCAGGCCATTCAAGATTATCACGCTGATAACGACTGGCTGGGACACTTCGTTTCTGAAAAATGTGTGGTTGGCCATGATTATACGCAAAAGTCAGGAGAACTCTATCAAAAATACCGTGAATACTGTCAAGGTATTGGAGAATACACTAGAAGCACATCCGACTTTTACACGGCTCTAGAAAATGCTGGCTTTAAACGTCATCGCAAAAATAGCGGGGTCCTGGTTTATGGTTTATGTCTGAAAGCAGAAGACTTCCTCGACTAACACCGACCTGCACTTAATCATCATCAAGAATGCCTTTATATCAGCACTTTAACTTTACTGTGTATGTCGTGTTACTCTCTTCTATAACTTTATATAGAAGGTAAAAAGAGTAAATAAAATATATAGAAAGATAGAAAGATGACCATCACGATCAACACAGCTGGATGAAACTTAATTGAAAGGAGATCTTACAAATGCGAGAAAAACAAATTGAAGCAGCCTTTGTTAAAGCCACCAAACAGCGCAGTGGCCTGTGCCTGAAGTTCACTTCACCATCGATGGCCGGAGTACCAGACCGAATTGTGCTCCTGCCACATGGTCTGATGGGCTTTGTCGAAATGAAAGCTCCCGGCAAATGCCCTCGCCCTCTGCAAGTTAACTGCATCAAGCAACTACAAGACTTGGGCTTTAAGGTCTTTGTCTGTGACAACTTAAATCAGATTGGAGGAATCCTGAATGAAATACAAAGCCCATCCTTACCAAGCCTACGCGACTAACTTTATCTTAGAACACCCCATTGCTGCGATTTTACTGGACATGGGTTTAGGCAAAAGCGTCATCACTTTAACCGCCATCAATCAACTCATCCAGCAAGGCCAGGTCCACAAGGTTTTAGTGATTGCACCATTGCGGGTGGCCAAAAGCACCTGGCCTGATGAGATCCAGAAATGGGACCACTTAAAAGGCCTCAGCTACTCAGTTGTAATTGGTTCCCCTGCCCAGCGCAAAGCTGCCCTACTAGCAGATACAGATCTATACATCATCAACCGCGAAAACGTGAAGTGGTTGGTAGAAGATTCTGGTGTTGCCTTTGACTTTGACATGTTAGTCATCGATGAATTATCAAGTTTCAAGTCTTACCAAGCTAAACGCTTTAGGAGCTTAATGAAAGTTCGCCCTCTTGTTAAACGTGTCGTCGGCTTAACTGGTACGCCGTCCAGCAATGGCTTGATGGATTTGTGGGCCGAATTCAAGGTGCTAGACATGGGGCAAAGATTAGGACGATACATCTCGCATTATCGCGAGCGTTACTTTTTGCCAGACAAACGTAATCAATATGTGGTTTGGACCTATAAACCAAAGCCACACGCCGAAGAGGCTATCTATGATCAGATTAATGACATCACCATCTCCATGCGCAGTAAAGATTACTTGCAGATGCCGCCTTTAACCATGAATCAAGTCAAAGTAAAGTTAAGCTCCAGTGAACAAGCAGCCTATGATACTTTGAAAAATCAACTCATCGTAGAGGTCAAGCACCAACAAATCAATGCTTTAAATGCGGCATCGCTGGCCAATAAGCTCTCCCAGATGGCTAACGGCTGCGTCTACGATGAGGACAAACACCAGATTCTTATCCACCAGAGAAAGCTTGATGCCCTGGAAGATTTAATTGAAGGCGCTAATGGCAAGCCAGTCTTGATCGCCTATTGGTTCAAGCATGATTTGGTTCAGATTAAACAGCGCTTCAAGGTTCGTGAAATTAAAACCGCTGCCGACATTAAAGAATGGAATGAGGGTCGGATTCCTATCGGCATCATTCATCCAGCAGCTGCTGGTCACGGTTTAAACTTGCAAGCTGGTGGCTCCACCCTTATCTGGTTTGGCCTGACTTGGAGTCTAGAATTGTACCAGCAAACTAATGCTCGGCTTTGGCGCCAAGGACAAAAGGAGCCGGTTGTCATCCACCACTTAATTACCAGTGGCACGATCGATGAACAAATTATGCAGGCCTTAGCCAGAAAGGATAAGAGCCAGCTGGCCTTGATTGAAGCTGTCAAGGCAGAACTTAATGGAGGTAAGGAGCATGAACAACATTATGTGGAACTACTTGGATAAACGCAATGCGACCATCGCAGCTTTAAAAGACTACAACGATATGCGCTTCATCATTGATGATTATCAAAACCAGCGCAGCCATCTTCAAGATAAGATGTTAGGCATTACTAGCCCGCAACCTAAATTAACAACTGGCAGAGCAAGTTTTGGCAATCATCAAGAAGATCATCTGATTGAAGGCCTGACAAAATTAGAACAGGCCAACGAACGCTACCAGGCAGCACTAGCCTACCTAAAGTGGTTTGAACCCGCCTGGCAAGAACTAACTGAAGATGAGCAGTGGTTGCTTGATGTCTGTTACCGAACACCTAACCAATCAGTAAACAAGGGACTATTACTTGTCAGTGACCACTTCTTCATTGCCAAGTCGACTGCTTACAACAAGAAAAATCAAGCCCTCGATCACCTGACGCTTTTGCTTTATGGCAGCCACCACTAAGTCGGTAAAAATCCGAACACTTTTCTTATCGAGCGGTGGTATACTAATAGTGTAAAGTAATAGCTACTCGACTAGCCTAGTGGTTCTAAGCGACCACTGGGCTTTTATTATGCCCGCAGAAAGGAGGCTTGCTTATGCCTTACGCACCAAAGAAACCGTGTCGCTACCCTGGCTGCCCCCAGCTTACTCATCAAACTTACTGCAAGAAGCACACTCAAGTCATGAATCACAATTACAATCACTACCAACGACCAAAAACTCATCACCAACGCTACCACCGTGGTTGGCCCAAGATTCGTCAGCGCTACCTGCGCCTCCACCCCTTCTGCGAGATGTGTCGCTCGCAAGATCGCTTTACTAAGGCTACTGAAGTCCACCACGTCTTGCCACTTGAGCACGGTGGAACTAATGACTTCAAAAACTTAATGGCACTTTGTAAAGCCTGCCACTCACGCATCACCGCACAAATGGACGACCGCTGGCACCAAAAGCCTCGTGTTTATCATTATTAACCTAGGGAGGGCCCATTCAAATCCTTAAGGAGGAGCACCGCGGGAACGGGCGTGGGCCTTCGCGTACAAAAATTTGATTTCAAACGGGGTATTAACCCCCACCATTAGAGAGGAGGGATAACTTGGCTAAAGATGGTACTAATCGGGGTGGCGCAAGGGTCGGGGCTGGACGAAAACCTAAATCACTGCATGATAAGCTCGCTGACGGGCAAGAAGCAAATGTAATCGACCTGCCAGAACCCGCTAATCTTGAAGGTCATGTGATGCCTCCCGTTAAAAAGTACCTGAAGGCCGAGCAAAAAAGCGGGCTCGAATTTGATGCCGCAGACATCTTCAAAGAAACTTGGCAATGGTTGGTCGAACGTGGCTGTGAACGGTTAGTCAACAGCCAGCTAATTGAGCAATACGCAGTCAGCGTCAGTCGCTGGATTCAATGTGAAGAGTGTATCTCAAAGTTTGGCTTTCTAGCCCGCCACCCCACAACTGGCAATGCCATCGCTTCACCTTACGTGGCAATGAGCCGGGATTACATGAAGCAATCTAGTCAGCTTTGGTTTCAGATTTTTCAAGTGGTCAAAGAAAACAACGCGGCCGCTTATCAAGGCACTACTCCTCAAGATGATGTGATGGAGCGGCTATTAAGAACCCGGAAAGGAAAATACTAATGCAAATTATCAAACAAAAGATCAATAAACTAATCCCTGCAGATTATAATCCTCGTAAAGATTTAAAGCCTGGGGATCCAGAATTTGAAAAACTAAAACGCTCAATTCACGAATTTGGCTATGTTGACCCAATCATCTGGAATAAACAAACCGGCCACGTCATTGGTGGTCACCAACGCTTGAAAATCCTTCAAGACGAAGGTCTTACTGAAGTCGACTGTGTAGTTGTTGACTTTGATGAAGCCAAAGAAAAGGCCCTCAACGTTGCTTTAAATAAAATCAGTGGTGCCTGGGATCAAGCCAAACTTGGCCTCTTAATCTCTGATTTAGAAGCATCTGCCTTTGATGTTTCCCTAACTGGTTTTGACGAAAGTGAAATTGCCGACCTGCTAGAAACTGATAGCAACACTAAGGATGACAATTTCGATGTTGATGCTGAATTAAAGCAGCCCACCTTTTCTCAAGCTGGGGACATTTGGCATCTTGGTCGCCACACCCTATTTTGCGGTGATGCGACTAAAGCAGAATCCTACCAAAAGTTGCTCGGTAAAACGCAGGTTAACTTGGTTCTTACTGACCCACCCTATAACGTCGACTACCAAAGCAAAGCTGGCAAGATCAAAAATGACCATCAAGCCAGTGACAAGTTTTATCAATTTCTTCTGGATGCCTTTCAAAATATGAATCAAGCTATGGCCGATGATGCCAGCATCTATGTTTTCCATGCCGATACGGAAGGATTAAACTTCCGTCGCGCTTTTCAAGATGCTGGCTTTTATTTATCTGGTTGCTGCATCTGGAAGAAGCAATCTTTAGTTTTAGGCCGCTCGCCTTACCAGTGGCAACACGAACCCGTTCTTTATGGCTGGAAGAAAACCGGCAAACACGAATGGTACACTGGCCGCAAGGAATCAACTATCTGGGAGTTCGATAAACCTAAGAAAAACAAAGAACATCCAACCATGAAGCCTATTCCACTCTTGGCCTATCCAATCATGAACTCGACCATAACCAACCGCACGGTACTCGATCCTTTTGGTGGCTCTGGTTCAACCTTAATTGCCTGTGAGCAAACCAAGCGAACCTGCTTCATGATGGAACTGGATGAAAAATACTGCGACGTTATTATCAAACGTTACATCGAGCAAGTTGGCTCTGTTCAAGATGTATCTGTGGAGCGATATGGGAAAACAATCCCCTACTCTGAAGTGGTAAAGCGTGATAAATAACTCGCTAAATCCTTGCTATCTGTGCCTTTCAGAGTGATATATACAGTACCAAAACGAAAGAGAGGTACAGAAAATGATTATTAACTTTGGTGTAACAGGTAAAAACCGCAAGCAATTAGTCACGGCCATTGCCAACTTCACAAACTGCAAGGCCGAATACCAATACACACCAACCTACGCTTATAAGATTGGTCCCTACACTGTCACCCAAAATGGTGAATTGGTGTACCAGGAGGAAAACATCCAACCCTTATTAATAGACTTGGCAAAGCAAGGATTTAATCCTAAAGATGACAAAATCAACCTAAAGCTCAGCTATAACCGCCAGAATTTTGATGAATCTTCTCTCGACCATTTACGCCAGCTAATCTGGGCTAAGGGCAACTTAATCAAAGAAGCCCTTGCCATTGATAGCTTACCGCTAGAGGTAACGGACGAAAAAGTGAGCTTAGACCGGTTTAAGGAAATCGATCCAAAAGAATCTGAGGCTTATCAGCTCTTTTTAAATCACCTGGTTGATTACGCCAAAAAACGAACCCGAGTAATCACGCAGCCGCGCGAATACGAAAATCCGCGCTATGCTTTCCGCTGTTTTCTCCTTCAGCTTGGCTTCATTGGGCCTGAGTATAAGGAAGCAAGAAAGATTCTACTGAGTAAGCTTCATGGCTCATGTGCATTTAGGAAGGAGGCCACTAACCATGCGTAGAATTGAAGATGAATTAGCTAAGCGCGACCGGATTCGCAAGCAAGTCTTAACCATCAGAGATACTGGCGAAGTAAACATGTTTGATGTGCCAAATGTTGAGCGCTTAGCCTATTACTACAACTGCCACGACCTTATCGAGTACATTCATGAAGATCGAGCCGGATATTTAAACTTAATCATGACAGGAAAATTCAATTAACCAACTAAGGCATTGACCACTATAGTCAGTGCCTTTTTAGCTACCCGAAAGGATGTGATCCCTCTTTGAATAAACTCAAGAATTATCAGCCTAGCCGCTTTATGGCTAAAGATTCTACTTACGACAAGGATGCCGCTGACTTTGCGGTTTCCTTTATCGAGTGCCTTTGTCACACTAAGGGCACCTGGGCCGGGAAGCCTTTCGAATTAATCGACTGGCAAGAACAAATCATTCGTGACCTTTTTGGTATTTTGAAACCCAATGGCTACCGCCAATTCAACACAGCCTATGTAGAAATTCCTAAAAAGCAAGGTAAATCTGAACTTGCTGCCGCTGTTGCCCTATTGCTTTGTTGTGCAGACGGCGAAGAGCGAGCTGAAGTCTATGGTTGCGCCGCTGATCGCCAACAAGCTGCCATTGTCTTTGATGTTGCGGCTGACATGGTGCGGATGAATCCAGCCTTAAAGAAGCGCTGTAAGATCCTCGCCTCGCAAAAACGGCTGATCTATGAACCAACCAACAGCTTCTACCAAGTCCTCTCAGCGGATGCCTACTCCAAGCACGGCTTCAATGTTTCAGGAGTAATCTTTGATGAGCTGCATACCCAGCCAAACCGTAAGTTATATGACGTGATGACTAAAGGCTCCGGTGATGCCAGAACCCAGCCACTCTACTTTTTGATTACCACTGCTGGAACCGATGAGCATTCCATTTGTTATCAAGTTCATCAAAAGGCGCTCGACATCATGGAAGGCCGCAAGCATGACCCGCGATTTTACCCGGTTATCTATGGGGCTGATCGCGAAGAAGACTGGTCAGATCCAGAAGTATGGAAAAAGGCCAATCCTTCTTTAGGCGTTACCGTAGCTATGGAAAAGGTAAAAGATGCCTATAATTCGGCCAAAGAAAACCCGGCAGAAGAGAATACTTTCCGCCAGCTTCGCTTAAACCAATGGGTAAAACAAGATGTCCGCTGGATGCCGATGGATAAATGGGACGCGTGTGCTTTTCCAGTTGATCCTAATCAATTGCGGGGACGACCTTGTTATGGCGGGCTTGACTTATCATCGACAACCGATATCACGGCTTTTGTTTTAGTCTTTCCGCCACTTGATGACAGTGAAGGCTTCACCCTGCTGCCCTACTTTTGGATTCCAGAAGATAACGTTGATTTGCGGGTGCGACGTGACCATGTTCCTTATGATATTTGGAAACAACAGGGCTTCTTGCAAACAACGGAAGGCAATGTTGTCCATTACGGCTACATCGAGCATTTCATTGAAGAATTGGGAAAGAAGTACAACATCCGAGAAATTGCCTTTGACCGTTGGGGCGCTGTCGAAATGGTTCAAAATCTCGAAGGCATGGGTTTTACTGTGGTTCCCTTTGGCCAGGGCTTCAAGGATATGACCCCGCCAACTAAAGAACTGATGCGCTTAACCTTAGAGAAGAAAATCGCTCATGGCGGCCAACCAGTCCTACGCTGGATGATGGATAACATCTACATTCGCACTGATCCAGCCGGCAATATTAAGCCTGACAAAGCCAAGTCAACTGAGAAGATTGATGGCGTTGTCGCTACTATCATGGGGCTTGATCGCGCTATCCGCAATGAAGGCGGTGATGGAGATTCTGTTTATGACAATCGCGGATTATTGTTGATATAATGATTCAAGAAAGCGAGGAAGATTGTTATGAACCATGAGCAAGGCAAAGCGCCAATTGATATCTCATTACTAACCAAAGAACAATTTGATAATGAGATTCAAAAAGGCTTCTCCGATTTTGAGAACGGAAGAACTTTCACTGCTGAACAAGTACAAGCACAGCTACTTAAACATGAAAACGATAACTAATAAACACTAAGGCATCGACTTTTAGCGGGTCGGTGCTTTTATTATGCTCTGATTCAAAAAGGCTATAACACATGTAGTAGTACAGCCTTAAATTCTGTGTTGTCTCTTTAATCTCAGCAGGATTACTAACAACTATCTCCTTAGCCATTAACCATCCAGTCGTGAAACTCAGGATGTTTTTCAGGATCATAGTGACCATTCTCATCTATTTCAATATCTTCAACTGGATAATTTTTGAGTAGCTCTACCCAATCTTCTGCTGTTGGAATTTTATCCATAAATATCACCTCTCGAATTATCATGTGACACCTTTATTGTCTCATAAGTATTGAATCAAAGCCACGAAAGGAATTTCACAATGAGTATTTTCAATAAACTATTTCACACCAACAAGGCCTCACCTAAAAACACCTTGTCCAGTACCATGTCATTTCTCTTTGGCAGCACTACGGCTGGGCAAAACGTGACTGAACGAACTGCCATGCAAAATACGGCCGTTTATGCCTGCGTCCGCGTTCTTGCTGAAAGTTTAGCGACCTTACCTTTGCATCTTTACCAGCTAACTGATGATGGTGGCAAGCAACGGGTTAATGACCACTCATTATCCTTCCTGCTTCATGATGCCCCTAATCCTGAGATGACCAGTTTCATTTTTAGAGAAACTATGATGAACCATCTCCTGCTCTGGGGCAATGCCTATGCCCAGATCATCCGTAATGGCCAGGGGCAAATTACCGGGCTCTATCCCCTAATGCCTGATCGCATGGATGTTAACCGAGCTCGCAATGGTGAGCTTTATTACACCTACACGCGCAACTATGATGACTACCAAGCCAAGGACGAGTCAAAACAAGTCGTTCTTCTAAGTGATGAGGTCTTGCATATTGCTGGCCTTGGCTTTGATGGTCTAATTGGCTACAGTCCGATTGCAATGGCTAAAAATGCCATTGGTCTGTCTTTAGCAGCTGAGCAGTATGGTTCTACCTTCTTCAAAAATGATGCGACGCCAGGCGGTATTCTCGAACACCCCAGTGTTGTCAAAGATCCCGAGCGCCTTCGGAAAAGTTGGCAATCTCAATTCTCAGGCCCCAGTGGTCATAGTATTGCGGTATTAGAAGAAGGCATGACTTTTCACCAATTATCAATTCCTCCGGACCAAGCACAGTTCCTAGATACCAGAAAGTTCCAATTAGATGAAATTGCCCGCATCTTCCGAATTCCACCACACATGATTGGGGACTTAGAGCGCTCGACTTTTTCTAATATCGAACAACAATCTCTCGAATTTGTGAAGTACACCTTGAATCCTTGGTGTGTTCGCTGGGAACAAGCCATGAACCAACAACTTCTTAGTAAAGAAGAACAAGGCCGTTATTTCATCAAGTTCAATGTTGATGGCCTAATGCGTGGTGACTATGAAAGCCGGATGAATGGCTACGCAATCGGTCGCCAAAACGGCTGGCTCTCAGCTAATGATATCCGCGAATTAGAAGATCTTAACCGAATCCCCACTGAGGATGGTGGCGATGAATATCTGGTCAACGGCAATATGCTACCAGTTAGGGATGCAGGACAATTTTATCAAACTAAAACGACAGGAAGTGATCAAGCATGAAACGATTCTGGAATTGGAGCAGCGAAAATAATACCCCAACCTTAACCATCAACGGGACCATTGCTCCTGATTCATGGATTGATGATGAAGTCAGCCCCCAAGTTTTTCAAGACGAATTAAATCAAAGCTGTGGCCCGATTGATGTCTGGCTCAATTCTCCCGGCGGCGACTGTGTAGCTGCTAGTCAAATCTACACCATGTTAATGAGTTATCCGAATGACGTTAATGTCAAAATAGCTGGCATTGCGGCTTCGGCAGCTTCAGTCATTGCCATGGCTGGCACCAAAGTTTCAATGGCCCCCACTGCTTTAATGATGATCCATAATCCATTAACCATTGCAGCCGGCAACCGTTCTGATATGGCCAAAGCAATCCAGCAACTTGATGAAACTAAGGAAAGTATCATCAATGCCTATGAAATTAAGACCGGCCTGCCCCGAGGCAAGATTGCTGCCCTAATGGATGAGCAGACTTGGATGAATCCGAATAAGGCGATTGAGTTAGGCTTTGCTGATGAAGTGCTCAACGCCGAATCAGTCTCTGACAGCTACACTTATTCTGAACACCAAAGCACCCTGCAAATTCTCAACAAATTACAATCCAAAAATCACTACCCAATTGAGTCGCTACAAAGGCGGCTCTTTTTACTACCCCACTAACTTCAAGGAGGAATTTTTCAATGAGTAAATTAACTGAACTACAAACCAAGCGTGCCAAGATTTGGCAACAAGCTAAGGACTTTTTAGACGAAAAGCACCAAGAAAGTGATGTCTTGTCGGCTGAAGATAATGCCACCTATGAAAAGATGGAAGCCGACGTGGTAAGTCTTGGCAAGGAAATCGACCGTCTCACTAAACAAATGGAAATCGATAACCAGCTTAAACTGCCTACAAGTCAACCTTTAACCACCAATCCTGCTACTGATGAGCAAGGACTAGTCACAAACTACAGCCAAGACTTCTGGAACTTAATGCGCGGACAGGCACCAGTGACTAATGCCTTAAAAGAAGGCACGGACCCTGATGGTGGCTACTTAGTCCCAGATGAATTTGAAAAGCAACTGATTCAAAAGCTTCATGAAGCAAATATTCTTCGTTCAATCAGCCATGTAATCAAAACCAACAGCGGTGAACATAAGATTCCACTTGTGGCAACTGAAGGAACGGCTGCCTGGATGGAAGAAGAAGCTGCCTACACCGAATCCAATACTCAATTTAGTCAAGTATCCCTTGGTGCGCACAAACTTGGTACTTTGATCAAAGTTTCCGAAGAACTTCTCAACGATTCCGCCTTTAACTTAATGGGCTATTTGTCTGAAGAGTTCGGTCGCCGATTGGGTGATGCAGAAGAAAAGGCCTTCTTAACCGGGACAGGAAGTGGACAGCCAACCGGAATTCTTAATGACACCACTGGAGCTACTTTAGGCTCAACTGCCAAGAGTACAACCGACATTAACTTCGATGACTTGATTGATCTCTTCTATTCCTTGAGAGCACCTTACCGCAAGAATGCTGTCTTCATCATGAGCGATGACACTGTCAAAGCTGTCCGCAAACTGAAAGACAAAAATGATCAATACATCTGGCAACCTTCTGTGCAAGCTGGTCAGCCCGACCGCATTCTTAACTGCCCGGTTCTTACCAGTCAATACATGCCAAGCTTAGCTGCTAGCGCCAAGCCAGTTTTATTTGGGGACTTCAACTACTACTGGATTGCCGACCGTCAAGGTCGCACCTTCAAGCGTCTCAACGAACTCTATGCTGTAACTGGTCAAGTTGGCTACTTAGGTTCGCAACGTGTCGATGCTAAGGTAATCTTGCCTGAGGCCATCAAGTTTATGTCAATGGCTGCTAAGTAGGGAGGCGGAGTTTGTGGAAATTGTTAGTTTGGAGGAAGCTAAGACCTACTTAAGAGTTGATGGCACTAATGAAGATCAGCTGATTACTCGCTTAATCAATTCTGCTGCCACAATCGTAGAAAACATCCTCCGTAGGCCTTTAGCTGAGTTTGACCAGGTTCCAGAAGATATCCATACCGCTGTGCTCTACTGCTTGGCCTACCTTTATGAGTACCGAGAAACGGCTGACTTTGATGCCATGGTCAAATTTCTAAGGGCCATCTTAACACCCTACCGAAAGGAGGCCTTTTAGATGCAAAAACAAAATAATCGAACCAGCAAGATTGCGGATATTGGCGAATTAAACCAGCGGATTCAACTAATGAAAATCGAAACCTACGGCCGCAATCCTAATACTTATCAGCCACTGGAAAGAAATGTGGTCTTTGCTAATGTTTGGGCCAAAGTTTCTGCTCTTCATGGGCAAGAATACTATACTGCGGTGTCAGTAAAACTCGAAAAGCAGCTATCTTTCATCGTGCGCTATCGCCCAGACATTGATGAAAAGACTAATATTTGGTTCGATGGCCGGGGCTACAACATTGGTTTTATTGATAACGTCAAGTATCGGAATGAATACTTAGAAATCAAAGCAAATTATAGTAAAGGAGTGCAACCACCGGATGAAGATTAGTTTAAGTGCCTTTTCGGTTAACTCGTGGTTTGGAATTGTCGGAGCTTTTTTAGGCTGGTTCTTAGGTGGCTTTGATGACTTGCTATATGTCTTGTTGATTTTCATGGCCGTTGATTACCTGACGGGTGTTCTCTGCGCTATTAGTGAGCGGAAGCTATCCAGTGAAATTGGCTTTAAGGGCATTATGCGTAAAGTCCTCATCTTAATTTTGGTAGGAATCGCCCATGCCCTGGATGTCTACCTGCTCAAAAATGGCTCGGCAATTCGCACCGCCACGATTTTCTTTTATGTTTCCAACGAAGGCATCTCACTGTTAGAGAATGCCTCCCGCTTGGGTTTGCCCGTTCCTGAAAAACTTAAGGAAGTACTCAAGCAACTACACGATAAAAATGATGATCGTAATGATCAATAATCTCCTTTTTGGCCTGTGGATTAATTTCCGCAGGCTTTTTTCTTTTGCACAGGTTTATTTTTCCATTTTCTTTGGCTATTAACTAGAGGTGATTACAATGGATAAACCAAAAATGGAATTTAAAATTACGACCCAAGAAATCATTGATGACTTGCACTACCATCAAGCCCAAGCCATCGCAGAAGATTTTCTAGCTCGCGGACTAATCAATCAAAGTCAGTTTGAAGAAATTGAAAAATTAAACCGACAATCTTTTCCGCCACTATTAGCTGAGTTAATGGTCTGAATCGTTGCTATATCAAGCTTTTAGAGCTAACATCACACACTGATGAAAGGAGGTACATAATATGGCAAGCGTAACTAAACTTACTAAACCACAGTCAAAAGTCCAGGCAACCTTACAAGTAGCTGCTTATTGCCGGGTTTCAACTAATAGTGATGAACAAGAAGACAGCCTAGCTAATCAACAAGATCATTTTAAAAGCTACATCCAGCAGCAACCTAACTGGCAGCTACATCAAATCTACTATGATAATGGCGTATCTGGCACCAAAGCGCAAAACCGCCCTGGCTTACAAGCGCTGTTAAAGGATTGCCAAAACGGGCAAGTTGACCTGGTGTTAACCAAATCAATCAGTCGCTTCTCACGCAACACCACTGACTGCTTGCGAATCATTCGCCAGCTTAAACAACTGGATATTCCCGTGATCTTTGAGAAAGAAAATATCAACACCGGCAGTATGGATAGCGAATTAATCCTCTCAGTACTGGGTAGTTTAGCTCAGGATGAATCACAATCAATCGCCCATAATGTCCGCTTAGGTTATCAACAGCGTGCCAGTAACGGAGTGTTTCATTATTCGATTCCCCCCTACGGCTACCAAAAAGATGCCAATCGGGATTTAATAATTGATCCGATTGAACGAAAAGTGGTGCTCCGAATCTTCAATTGGACAATCGAGGGTAAAAGCCCTGGCCAGATTGCCAAATTGCTTAATGAACAAGCTATTCGCACGAAACGAAATGGCAAATGGCATGACTCCACTATTCGAGGAATTTTACAAAACACGGTCTACTTGGGCACGACTGAGTTTCAAAAGACCTTCACGGATGATGAATACCACCGCCACCCTAACCAAGGTGAACAAGGCAAAATCATCATTGAAGAACACCACCCAGCGATTATTGATCAAGCTACTTTTACACAAGTGCAAAAGATCATCAAGTTCAAGCAGAAATTTAATCCACAAGCAAAAGCTAAGCCACAAAGACATACTTTTAGTCGCAAAATCTACTGTGGAAATTGCCAGAAGCTGTTTAAAAGACAAAGCCGTAGTGGCAAAGTCTGCTGGGGCTGTCAAACTCATATCAAGCACGCCAAAGATTGCCCCGTGAAGTCGATTAGAGAGGATGCTTTGCAGTTAGCCTTCTGCACCATGGTAAACAAGCTGATCTTTAGCCAGAAGTTCCTATTAAAACCATTAGTTAAACAACTCCAGGCCAGGCAAAGCCAGGAACAGGTAGCTAAGCTCAGCCAAGTTGAAACCGAACTCAATGAAACTCAGAGTAAACAAGATAATCTACAACAGCTCAGGAAACAAGAGCTGATTGAAAAGGACTTCTTTACTAAGCAAGATGCCGAACTTGAGCAGAAAATTGCCAACCTGCAAAGTGAAATTGAGCGCCTCAAGCAGCTATTAGGTGGCCAAAATTCCAAATTGCCACTGGCTCATGAACTCTTGAAACTATGCCAAAGAAGCGACTATTTAACGATGTTCAACGCCGAGCTCTTTGAACAAATCATTGAATCAATCACGGTCGATCAAGACCATAATCTTACTTTCCACCTCAAGTGTGGATTAAATCTAACTGAAGGGAGTAAACATCATGTCAAAGCTTAAATACGGCTATCAATGGCAACAGGGACAAATTGTCATCAACCCTGACCAAGCTGAAGTAATCAAGCAAATCTTCGCTGGTTTTCTTGCTGGCCAGACTCGCAATCATCTAGCGCGCCAATTTAACTTAACTCATACTTCTGTTTTGCGAATCTTAACTTCAAATAAATATGTTGGTGGAGACGGCTACCCACAAATCATTACCACTACCAACTTCAAGCAGGTACAGAAGCAACTGAAAAAGCAGATTGTCCGGAAGCCTAAAAAGCAACCAACTCCGCCCACCAAGTTTTACCGCGGGATCATCAATAGATACTCTGATGATGCTTTTAAACAGGCTGAACATATCTATCAATTAATTTACAGTGAGGTGGAAGTCTATGGCGAAAGTTAGAATTATCCCCGCCCAAGTCAAACAAGGTAATCGAAACCGACAAATTGAAGAATCGGAAGCTAAGCTCAAAGTAGCTGCCTATTGCCGGGTCTCAACCCTCTACGAAGATCAAGCATCAAGTTATGAAACCCAAGTAGCCCACTATAAAGAATTCATCACCAAGAATCCCACGTGGGAACTAGCTGGTATCTATGCTGATGATGGAATTTCTGGAACGGATACCAAGAAGCGGAATCAGTTCAACCAGATGATTGATGACGCCAAGCAAGGTAAAATTGACCTCATCGTCACCAAGTCCATCAGCCGGTTTGCCCGGAACACCATCGACTGCTTGCAATATATCCGGGAATTAAAAGAACTTCATGTTGCGGTCTTCTTTGAAAAGGAAAACATCAACACGATGGACGCCAAGGGTGAAGTCCTAATTACCATTATGGCATCACTTGCCCAACAAGAAAGTGAATCCATTTCGCGTAATATTAAGATTGGTCTTCAGTACCGCTATCAACGTGGCCAAGTAATCGTCAATACTGCCCGCTTTCTTGGCTATGATAAAGATGATGATGGCAACCTGGTCATTAATCCTGAACAAGCCAAAGTCGTCAAGCGAATCTTCTATGAATGCCTGACGGGAAAAAGTGCGATTGAAATTGCCCGCGAGCTGACCAAAGAAGGCATCAAGAATGGTATCGGTCGGACGCAGTGGCATTCGTCTGGGATTATCAAGATTCTCCGTAACGAAAAATACATCGGTGATGCCCTTTTGCAGAAGACTTATACGGTAGATTTCTTAACCAAGAAGCGGGTCAAGAATGATGGCCAAGTGCCACAGTACTATGTAGAGAACAACCACCCTGCTATTATCTCCCGTGCCGTCTTCTACCAAGTCCAGAAGCTCTTGGATATGCGCCGAGAGGGCTTCACAACAGAAGGTGGGCATCACCATGGCTATACTAACGCCTATTGCTTTTCCTCGATTGTCTACTGTGGTCGCTGCAAGGACATCTACACCCGGTGCGTTTGGTATCGACCAAGGATTGGCGAGGTCGAAAAGGTCAACGTCTGGCGCTGCTATTCCCGTCTTCACTGGAATCACAAAGGAAAACGCTGCATGGGTCGGACAATTACTGAAGCCGACTTAGAAGAAGCCAGCCTAAAGGCCATGAACGAGTTGATCCAACAACACCAACTCGCTGATAAGCAAATCGCCGCCAACATCCTTAAAGTCACCAAAGGCACCACCGGCCCTAGCCTGGATGAGCTTGACCAACAATTAGAAGATCAACAGTTATTGCTCTTGAATATGAGTACCCACAATAAGAACGTCGAGCAATTAACTGAACAGGTCCAAGCCTTACGAAAACAACGTGAACAGCTTATACAACAGAAAATCGACCACGACATCAAACGCTCCAACCTGAAGAACATCCAGTCCTTCTTCCAAACCTATCAAGGTGGCCTCACCAAGTTTGATGAGAAGATGGTCCGCCTCCTGATCGAAAAAATCACCATCTACAAAAGCAAAATTGAATTTACTTTCAAGGATGGTGAAGTGATTACGGTTAAAGGTTAA